ACTTGAAATTATTCAGGTACTTATGCAGCTGCTTCGGCATAATCTGGGTATCGGCATAATGCGGCTTATGCCGACATCGGCATAAGGCGCACACGGTGAGAGGCGCCATGTCCGGCGCACTCAAGAAGAAGCTGGGCCTGACGATCACCTCCAAAAAGGTTGAGGGGCGCGGCAGGGTTTACGTGATCGCCGACGACTGACGCTGCACTACACGACGGTCCCGATGCCGCCGTCCCGCAGGGGGCGGCGGTATCTCATTGCCATGACAGCAGGTCACGCGCGGCGGCCTGCAGGATGTCCTGCGCCATGCGAGGCTCGCAGGTGTAGATCCCGCCCGGCTCCGGCTCGCCCACATGCTCCTCGAACCAGCCGCGCCCCTCGTCCGAAATCGGACGCAGGACGATGATGGTCCCATGATCGTTGATCTCGATATGCTGCCAGCCTTCGGACATGGCCCAAGGCTACCAGCGCGACCGAGCGCCCGCCAGCGCAACGGTCACCAGCCGCGCAGGCGCTCGAACAGCCGCCGCAGCAGATAGCCGCGGGCCAGCGAAACGCCGACGAACGCGAGACCGATGGTCATGTGCTCGGCGAGCCCCGTCTCGATCCCGAACCATGGGAAGACGACGATCTGCGTTGCGATGGCCAGAACGTAGCCGACGACGACATTCGTCGCGGCCTCGACCATCGACATGAGGCGGCTCTGTTTCATGCTGCAGCGCCTCCCGCGGCGATCGCAGAAGGGAGCCTCGCGAGAGCCGCTCGGTAAACGGCCGTGACATCGACGACGATCACGGACTCGGGATGGCTCCTCAGCACCGTGCAGAGATCCTTTTCGGGAACCAGTCCAACGGTCTGTCTGTGTCTGCCCCTGGTCCAGTTCGCGGCAAAGAAGAACAGGCGCGGACTCTCGGGGATCCCATTCATCGTGGCTATGTCTTCGCGAAGGTCACCGGAGATCAGACCCATCGCGTTGATCGACAGACAGTGCGGCCGAAGCGCGCCCATGACCGCGAGGCACGCGAGATCGCGCCAATCGAACCGCCGGCGCTGACCGGGTCGGACCTCCTCGGAGGGCCGGTAGTGACCACGCGAGATCCACTGGCTCAGCTCGCCAGTCGTCATCAAGCAGGCGTCCGCAACCTCGTGAATCGTCCAAGTCTTCACGCCGCACCCTCATCCATCGGCCAGCAGTTGAGCTGCGAGAGTTCGGAGCGCATGCGCCGCGACCACCGGGACCACTCCGTTGCCACAGAGCCGAAGCCGGTCCACCCGGTGGGCCAGCCCATCAGCGCCTCGACAAACAGCGGGTTCAAGGTCCGGGGCGTGTCGCAGTAACGCCCGCCAGCCGTCGGCGTCACCAGGACCTGGCGGCCAAGCAGCCCGTTCACCGGCGTGTTCGCAAGGCTCGTCGCCCCGTCCTTGTGATCCCGCGCCGTCGGCGTCATCCACATCCGGGTCGCATCGTAGAGCGTCGTTCCGTCGTTGCGCGCGCGCGCCGTCTCGCTGCGATTGCTCGTCCGGTTCCGCGTCCCCTTGCTGTCGCCGGCCAGCGGCGTCGGCCAGAGGCGCATCATCTCCGTCCGGTTCCCGCCGCTCGACCGCATCCCCGAGCAGGCGCGCGGGGTCGGCCAGGTCGTCCCCGTCGCGGTGGGCGAGGATGAAGAGCCGCTCGCGCCGGTGGGGCGCGCCGACTTCCGCCGCCGTGAAGAGGCCCGCCGCAACGCGGTAGCCCATGCCGACCAGTCCTCCGGCAACTTCGGGGAAGCCAAGGCGGAGATGATGGGCGACATTCTCGAGGAACACGAAGGGCGGTTCGATTTCGCCGATGATGCGGGCGACATGCGGCCAGAGGTGGCGCGGGTCGTCCGCGCCCCGGCGCTTGCCCGCGACGGAGAACGGCTGGCACGGATAGCCCGCAGTGACGATGTCCACCGCGCCGCGCCAAGGGCGGCCGTCGAAGGTGGCAACGTCGTCCCAGACAGGTGCGCGATCCAGGGCCGCGTCTTCCATCCGCGCCACGAGGATGGCCGCGGCGTAGGCATCCCGCTCGACATGACCCACAGTGCGATAACCGGGGCATGCGAGGTGCAGCCCGAGGTCGAGCCCGCCGGCGCCGGAGCAGAGCGAGAGGCCGAACAGGCACGCGTCGCCGGCTCCGGCAGGCAGGCCGGCGGAAGGTAGAGCCACGCCATCCACGTCGTCAGGCCGCTGGGGCCCCCTCGGCCGCGGCCGGCGTCTCGCCTAGCCGCTCGGCCTTCACCTCGGCGAAGCTCCGGCCATCTCCGTCGAGGATCGCATCGCGGCCGGTCTCGGCCTGCCAGCGCTCCACAGCGACATCGACATAGGCCGGGCTGATCTCCATCGCGAAGACCCGGCGGCCGTTGGCTTCGCCCGCCATGATCTGCGACCCGGAGCCCGAGAACGGCTCGTAGCAGAGCCCGCCGCGGGCGACGTGCTGGCGCATCGGGATACCGAAGGCATCGAGGGGCTTCGGCGTCGGATGATCCGGGCGCTCGTCCTTTGCAAAGGACGGCATCTCCCAGGTCGAGGGCAGCGTCTGCTCGGCCACCTTCGGCGGGCGGTTCGGGCGGCGCCAGCCCATGAAACAGGGCTCATGCTTCCAGAGGTAATGCGAACGGGTGAGCACCCCGCGGTCCTTCACCCAGATGATCTGCTGGTGGACGAAGGCGCCGGCCTTCTCCCAGCAGGCCTCGAGCATCGCCTGGCGGCGGGAGGCGTGCCAGCAGTACCAGGCCGCATCCTCCGTGATCGCCTCGGCGACCGCGGCGCTGATGAAGCCGTCGTAGAGCTCCGCGCCCTGGCTCGAGTCGTCCCAGGTGGTGCCATAGGACGCCGACCAGTCCTTGTTCCGCGTCGGGTGGTTCGAGCCGTCGTAGTCGACGAGATAGGGCGGGTCCGTCGCGAACAGCACCGCGCGCTCGCCGTTCATCAGGCGGCGGACGTCGTCGCGGCTGGTCGAGTCACCGCAGAGCAGCCGGTGATCGCCGAGCAGCCACAGGTCGCCCGTCCGCGAAACCGGGTTCCGCGGCGGCTCGGGGATGGTGATCGGCGCATGGCCGCCGCCCGGCTCGGCGCCGTCCTCGACTTCGGGATCCAGCGCCAGCAGCTTGTCGAGTTCGCCGTCGGAGAAGCCGACCAGCGACAGGTCGTAGTCGTCCGCGAGCAGGTCCTGCAGCTCGGCCGAGAGCAGCGCCTCGTCCCAGCTGCCGAGTTCCGTCAGCTTGTTGTCCGCGATCCGATAGGCCCGCCGCTGCGCCTCGGTCAGGTGCCCGAGCACAATCACCGGCGCTTCGGTCAGCCCGAGCTGCGTCGCGGCCAGCACGCGCCCATGGCCTGCGATCAGCTCCCCGTCCTCGCCGACAAGGCAGGGCACGGTCCAGCCGAACTCGGCCATGCTGGCGGCGATCTTCGCGACCTGGTCGGCCCCGTGCACCTTCGCGTTCTTGGCGTAGGGCTGGAGCTTGGCCAGAGGCCAGGTTTCGATCCGCTCGGGGGCGAAGCTCAGCATCATGGGCGGGTGGTTTCCGTCGATGAGGTGGATGCCGGCCGGAGTCCGGACTCCGGATGCCACGCCGGACTCCACGCGGGGTCCAGCGGCATCCGGGGTATCCGGCTCAGAGGCCAGCGTTCATTGGTGTTTGCGCGGGTGGCGGGTGGCTCCGGCTTCCGGGTGGCTTCCCAAAAATCCGGCCCTGACGCTGGCGAAATGCCGAGCCAAGCCCGCCAGCATACGCAGGTCGCGCGGAAGGAACCGCGAACTCGGCGTAGGGGCGTGGCAGGGGCGGACAGCGGCCCGCAAGGAAAGGATAAGCGCCTTTCCTTTTCCAACGGACCCGCCAACGAAAGGATGGTTTCGCTCGGGGACCGCGCCGCGCGCGCCTCTCCCGAGCTTATCCCGAACCTAGCCCGCGAACCGGTTTTCTGTCCCGTCGAAAACTGTCCGCCGCACACCTTCCCCTGTGGCGCGCAAGACTACGCGCCACCGGCCAGTTCGATCACGCGCCGCTTCGACAGGTTGCGGTTGAAGCGACGCCGGTTGAGCCTTAGCGAGATGACGCAGAGTCCGTAGAGCCAGTGCTGGTGGGCGGCGGAGCGCTGCAGTCCGACCGTCCAGCAGATGGTCTTCCACCGCTCGCCATAGGCGCGCATCCAGACGATCTTGCCGTCGACGGGGTCGAGGCACGCAGTCCAGGTGAGCGTCTCCTCCATCCGGCTGATCGCCTGCGGCGAGGGCAGCACCCGCATCGGCTTCGGCTCCTGGCCGACCTTGTCGGCGAAGGAGTGGATGATATCGGGCCACGTGCTGAAGTAGCCCTGCCGTCGCGGCTCGGGCAGGCGCTTGAGCACGAAGGCCGCTTCCGCGAGACGGGCCTCGACGAGGGACGGGGTCCACTTATCCATGGCGCCCTCCCTCGTCGGAGGGGCGCGGCCCGTAGAGCTTTTCGCCCAGCTGGCGGACGAGTTCTCGTTCCGGCCAGGTCAGCCGCGCGTCCTCGAGCGAGACGGCGAGCAGACCCTGCTCGCGCCAGCCGTCGCGTTTCACCTGGTCCGGATCCCGGCGCTGGCCGCCGTAGCCCTTGGGATGCCACCTCATGCGACACCCCCGTTCGTCTCGATCGCCCAGAGCAGCAGCGCGATGGCGTCGGCCTCGTTGTCGTCGGCGGGGCTGAAGCCTCGGGCCCGCGCGGCAGCGATCATCGTCGCCTTCGGCGCGTTGCCCTTGCCGGTGGCGTGACGCTTGATCGTACCGACAGGGACGCCGGCATAGGGCACGCCCCGCAGTTCCGCCCATGCGGTCAGCGTGGCCATGAGCCCGCCATAGACATGGGCCGCGTCGGTTCCGGCGTGGCGGCGCACCTCCTCGAACCAGATCGCGGCGACCGGCCCCGACAGGCGGTCGATCTCGGTCAGCCAGTTGGTGAAGCGCAGATACCGCATGCCGCCACCGTCATAGCGGCCGGGCCTGAAGCTCGCAGTCCCGCTGGTGATCAGCCCCTCGGCCGAGCGCAACGCCCAGCCGGTGCTGGTGCCGAGATCCAGCGCGAGAATGCAGCGGTCGAGAGTGCCGGCAGCCGTGAGAGGCGCCGCAGCGATGTGTTGGGAGCGGTCCATGACGACCTCCTCTTCGAGTGAGAGGCCGGGGCGGCACGGCTGCCTAGTGAGGGCAGCACGCGCGCCCGGGCCGGGATCGCGAGGTCTGGTCAGGGTCACGTTGTCGATGCCGGGCACGCCCGGCGCTTCCTTCAATGGCTTCACCCCGTCCGCTTGAAGGAAGTTGGTACGCAAGCCATTGGCAGAATGAGGATAAATCTCTTCTTTCAATATTTCAGTTACTTCATGGGGTATGTGTCTGGCTTCCATCACCACCCACGCGCGCGAGGGCCCTTGCGTGAAATATTGAAAGAAGTCCGCCGCGCCGGATTTCCGTTGCCGGACTGGCACTTGGGCGGGACCTTCCTTCAAATGAAGGATGGGGGCTGTTGAAGGAAGCATCGTCCCGACCCTCACCGCATCGCCCGGAAGCGCATGGCCTTCCGCCCCCCGGTTTCCTGCTCGACCGTGGCGATGTCGCCGCTCTCGACCAGCGTGAGCAGGATATCGTCGCGGTCGCGCGCCCGGAGCCATTGCGAGGCGCGGGTCAGCTCGGACTTGGTGACGCCGGCCGTCCCCGCCTTGCGGATGATCTCGCGCAGGCGTTTCAGGTGCGCCTCGGTCTCGGTATCGGCGACATGGCGCTCGACGGCATCGATGGTGCGCCGTGCGAAGTGGCGCACGAAGTCGATGGCCCAGACGGCATCCTCGAGTCGGATGACGGGATGGACCGCATCGCGCCCCACGGCGAGGACGAGCGCGACCTTGGCCGCGTTCTCAGCGATCCGGGCGAGGATCGGTGTCTGGAACGTGCCGGCCGCCGCTCTGAGCTCGGCGGTGATCTCCTCTCCGAGCGCGTCGAAGCGCGCCTGCGCATCGTCGTCCATCGGCACCGTCATCGGATCGACGGCCGTCTCGGGCCCGGAGGTCTTGCCGGCCAGGTTGCCGCTGGATCGCCCCCCGCCTTCGGCGAGCCGCTGCAGCCCCTCGATCAGCGGTCGCGGCGATTTGCGCAGCCCGGCACGGCGGTTCTCGTCCGGATAGTCCTCCTCGCTCGGCAGGATGATGAAACGGGCGAGCGAGCCGTCCACGACGTTGGCGCCCTGCAGAGCCCCCCAAAAATGCAGCGGCGTCGTCGTGCCGTAGACGCAGAGGCAGGGTTGGACGATGTCGCGCCGCTCGTTCGAGCCATCCCGATTGGCGTATTCCGCGCCGAGGAAGACCCCGCAGGCTGCGGTGTAGAGCTCGGTCATGTTGTCGAGGATCTCGGTGACATGGCGCGGGCTGCGCTTGCGGTCGGCCGCCGCCGCGAGAAACATCCCGAACTCGTCGATCTGGAACAGGATCGCGGGCTGACGGTGGAGCGCAGTGAGGAGCCCCGCGCCCGAGGCGATCTTGTTTCCGCCGAGGTGGTGCGCGAGGCCGGCCGAGAAGAACAGTTCGTTGACGACCTCGCGGGCGTGGTTCTTGCCCGAACCGCTGTCCGCGATGCCGACGATGTAGAGGTTCGTGCGCAGGTCGGTCGTCGTGCGGTAGCGCCGCCCCATCAGCGCGCCGAGGGCACAGAGGCTGGCGCCCACCGCGAGAAGCGGCTGCGGTCTGCGCGCCGTGTCGATCATGTAGCGCGCCAGATCGCCGACCAGCCCGCTCGGGATCGTCAGCGTGAACGACGGCGCGGGCGCGAGGATCGGCATCGGGGCTTCGGGCTGGGCGAGCCGCGCGAGAAGACCGGCCGCGGGATGCTCGTCGCCCGCGCAAACCTTCTGACTGCCGTCAAGCAGCAGGTCGGGGTCGGGACGCCAGCCCTTCTCCATGGCCAGGTGATAGATCGTGCCGGCGCCGATCCGCGCGGGCTTGAAGCTTGTCCATGCCTTCGCCGTCGCGGCCGGGTCGTTTTTGGCCGCCTGCGCCGACCAGTCGGCGAACAGCGTCGCGCCCTCCTCGCCCAGCGCGCCCTTCAGCGCCATGCCGATGCGCATCCAGCTGTCGTAGTCGAGCTCGGCATTGGGCAGCCAGGCGAGCGCGCTCCGGATCGCCACCACCGTGCCGGCTTGTGCGTGCGCCGGCAGACAAGGATGCCCGGCCCCGTGCGCGCCCTTCGCACCGAGGCTCTTCGGGCGCATTTCGGGCGGGATCAGCGCCAGCGCCTCGTCTAGGAACGCTGCCGCCCTGTCGGCATCGATTTCGGGCAGGCTCTCGATGTCGAGATCCGCAAGCCCCTCATCCGGCCAGGCATAGGGCTGGCCGGTGTCGGGATGCTCGGCATAGGCCACGAACTGCTGTCCGAGGCAGAGCATTTCCAGGGGCGCCCGCCGGATCCCGGCGAAGGGCTCGGTCGTGCGATAGACGAGGAGCCGCTTCGGGGGCTTGCCGATCCTGAGCGCCGGCGTATCGCCCAGCCGTTCGCGGGCCAACCGCTCGACTTGCAACGCCAGCTCGCCATCCTCGGCGATGTCGATGTCGAGCGCTGCGACCGCGCCGCCGACGATCCCGACGCCGCAATCGGGCCAGTTCGACCAGGTCGCCACCTCGATCTCGGTCGTGGCGCGGCTCGCATGCCGGTTCCACTGCGGGTAGTCGTGCCAGGCCGCGCGGGCGAACTGGCCGGGTTTCTTGGTGCCGGGCGCGATCGGCAGAATCGCGTAGCCGTTGGTCACGAGACGCGCGCCGACGCGCGCCATCCACGAGGTGTCCACCATCAGAAGGGCACCTCCGGGATCATGCCGTCGAGCCGGGCGCGGTCCTTCGCTGCCAGCTCGCGCAGGTGGTCGCAATAGCCGGTGACGATCACCTCGACGAAGGTGTCCCACTCCTCCTCGGTGAGCAGAGCGAGATCGGTCCGGCCGAGGCTGTCGAGATAGGCGCCGCCGGCCTTTCCGCCCTCGACCATGGCCGCCGTCTCATTGGGGGTCGGATCGATCATGCCCGACCTCCGGTGGCAGATGTCCTGGCAAATCCGGCTGCAGAGGTCTCTGCGGCTCGTGTCGCGCCGCGGGTCGGAGACGCGGAAGCGAGCGTCGAACCAGCCCCAGCCACGGGGCTCTCGGTGGCAGACGGCGCAGAGCCCGGCACGGACGTAAGGCATGGGGCGAACCTGTAGGCGGTGATTTCGGTGAAGCGGCCTGCGGGGCGGACGGCGATCTCGGTGGGGCGGCGCAGTTGGTCCGCCAGGATGAGCGCCTCGTCGACGGACTCGGGTACATCCAAATCGGGCGCCCGTTCGCGCCACCAGCTCGCGGCCTTCCGGCGCGGATAGCCCTCGTGCTCGAAGCAGACCCATTCCGTATGGAATGCGAGACCGCAGCGGTAGGTGACCTTCAGCGAGACCCGGCCGCCCCGCTTCTCGTGGCGGCTGTAGGTGACGTCGGTGACGCCGACCCATTGCGGCTTGCCGGTCGACAGCACCTCCAGCGTCGAGGCGGTCGGCTCGAGCTTCACCTCGCGGCCGGGGAACTCGAAGCCGCAGCCGGGACATTCCAGCGCCGCGATGGCCACGATGGTCCCGCATTCGGGGCAGATCTTCGTGGGCGGCGGCCCGTCGCCCGGACCGCCCGGCCGCTTCGGCCGCACGAGATCGATTGGGCCATGCCGGCGGACATTCCCCGCGAAATCGAGGACGAGGCAGTTCTCCTTGCCCTCGGCGAGCCGCGTGCCCCGACCGGCCATCTGGACGTAGAGCCCGGCCGACTTGGTGGGCCGCAGCATGGCGATCAGGTCCACGGCCGGCGCGTTGAAGCCCGTCGTCAGCACGCCCATGGAGGCCAGCGCCCTGATCTCGCCGCGCTTGAAGGCCGCGATGATCGCGTCACGCTCGTCCTTCGGCGTCTCGCCGAAGATGGTCGCGCAGCTCACCCCGCGGCGGCGGAACTCCTCGGCGACATGGGTGGCGTGGCGGACGCCCGAGCAGAAGGCGAGCCAGGACCGGCGCGTCTCGCCGTGCGCGATCACCTCGGCCACGGCCGCGCGCGTGATGGCGTCCTGATCGACCGCGTCCTCGAGATCGCGCGCGATGAACTCGCCGCCCCGCGATCCTACGCCCGTCACGTCGAGGCGGGTCTTCGTCTGCTTCGAGATGAGCGGGGAGAGATAGCCCTGATCGATCAGGTCGCGGACCGACACCTCGTAGGCGATGTCGGTGAAGAGCGCATTCTCGCCCTCGTGCAGCATGCCGCTGTCGAGCCGGAAGGGCGTCGCGGTCAGCCCGATCACCTTCAGCGCGGGGTTGATCGCCTGCAGGTCCGTGAGGAAGCGGCGATACATGGTATTCGACCGCCCGGGGATCAGATGGGCCTCGTCGATCAGCACCAGATCGGCATGGCCGATACGCGTCGCCTTGTCGTGGATCGACTGGATGCCGGCGAAGAGGATCCGGGCCCGCGCGTCGCGGCGGCCGAGCCCGGCCGAGTAGATGCCCGCCGGCGCCTCGGGCCAGAGCCCCAGCATTTCGGCATGGTTCTGCGCGATCAGCTCGCGGACATGAGTGACGACGAGCACGCGCTGGTCGGGCCAGGCCTTCAGCACGCCGTCGATGAAGGCGGCCATGACGAGGCTCTTGCCGCCGGCCGTGGGGATCACGACGAGCGGGTTGCCGCTCTCCTTCTCGAAATAGCCGTAGATCGAGGCGATCGCCGCCTGCTGGTAGGGGCGCAGGGTCAGCATGCGGCGGCCTCCTCTTCGCGGGCGTCGTTGGTCCAGGCCGAACCATCGCGCATGCGGTAGGAGACGAAGTCCTCGCCTGCGTCGCTCACCTCGCCGGGGACGAGATCGGGGATGAACAGGTGCCGGGGGCAGGCGCGGCGCTGGTCGGCCGGGTCGAGCAGCCGGTCGTGGCGCGCGCAGTGCCAGCCGCCTTCGATGGGCGTCGAATGCAGGCAGGACCGGCAGGTGACGGCCGCGGCATCCTCGCCGTGGCAGAGCCCGTGGTGATCGCAGAACCTGCACTCGAACCAGGCGGGATCCGCGCTGATCCGCTCGGGCAGGTGCTGGGCGAAGATGATCCGCCCCGCCTTCTCGAGCAGGCGTTCGCCCGTCTCGGGATCGGCCGGGACGCGCTCGATGTGCAGCGCGTCCGTGTCCTTGCAGACCGCGACGTAGAGCGCCCGCGTGATGCCCGTCAGGTGCATGTACACCTGCATCTGCGCGGCGTGCTGGGGCTTGGCGAGCACGACGCCCTTGGCGATCAGCTCGGCAAAGCTCTTCGCGGAGTGCGTCTTGAACTCGACGACGTGCCAGGTCTTCGGCGCTTCCAGCAGCCCGAGCGCGACACCATCCAGCGAGCCGCCGAAATGGCCGCCATGGGCCTCGACGCGGAACTGCCGTCCGGTCTCGGGATCCACCTCCAGCACCGTCGCGCCGGTGGCGCGCAGGTCGCGGACGAGCCGGGCCTCTTCCAGCTGGCCGGTCTCGAACAGCCGCAGGATGCGGCCCGTATGCCGCGCGGGCGTCGCCCAGCGGAAATCGTTCCAGAGCGCGCGGGCGCAGGACTTGCCGATCAGCGAGGCGCCGAGGTGGTCGCGGAAGCCGTCGCCCTGCCGAGCCTCGTAAGAGGCGTAGATCGCAGACAGAGTCGGCGTCGGGGGTTCAGGGAGCTCGGCCATCAGCATGCCTCCTCCCGCTCGAGCCGCGACCGCGCCTCCGCCAGCACTGCGGTCCAGGCGGCGCTGTCATGGCGTTCGCGGAGGACGGCGATGATCGTGTCCTTCAGCCGTTCGCGCCGGCGGCGGCCACCCTGACGGGCGACGATCTCGGCGCGCTCGCGATTGAGGTGACGCAGCGCCGTGCGCGCACGGTGAAACCAGTCGGGATCGATCGGCCTGGCCGTCCGCTGCCGCGCCAGATCGGCGGTCGCGATCTGCGTGCGGATCTTCGCGATGGCGTCCTCGATCTCGATCAGGCGCCGGGTGTCGTCAGGCAAGCCGGGGGCGTTCGCGGCCGCGCAGGCCGCGTCGGTGGTGTTGGTCATGATCTGTCTCTCAGGTCTGGCGATGTCCGGGCCGCCGCGCGTCTCAGCCCGCGGCGGCCGAGGGCGTCAGCTCTTGCGGTTCCAGGGCGCGGTGGCCGGGCGGGCGAGCGCCGACTGCGCGGGCACGCTGGCCGGCTGCGTGGCGGCGGGCTTGGGCGGGGTCGCCTGCGCCTGGGCCTCCGGCACCAGGTAGCGGATCGTATTGCGCTCGCCGTAGCCGTCCTTCGGGGGCTTCACGCCGACCTGGATCGTCATCGGGATCAGGTGCAGCTCCTCGCTGTCGTTCACCTGCAGCTTGCCCGTGGCGTGGCAGATCGCCGACAGCGTGCGCTGCGCGATCTCGACCGTGGTCGGATTGGCGTTCACCAGGTTCAGCTGGTCGAAGACCTTGCGGCCCTGCTGCGGCCCCTCGAGGATGTCGAGCATCAGCCAGAGATACTTGCCCATCCCGTTCTTCGTGACGCGCATCTCGCTCTCGACGATCTGGGCGCGGTACTTGCCCGCGGGCAGGATCTCGTAGGCGGTGGTGGGCTCGATGCCCGCGGCGTCAAAGGCGGTGTCGAAACGTGCCATCGTTTTGTCCTTTCAGTCGTAATCAGGCGGATTGGGGCATGGCGGCCAGGAACTCCGACCACTCGAGCGGCAGGGTTTCCGGCAGGCCGTAGCGGTTCTTGGCGAGGAAGGCGGGGCGCTCCTCGGTGTGCATGACGCGCGCACCGGACCCGAGCGCCCGGGTCACCTTCTTGTTGAAGCCGACGTCGGACTTGCTGACCGAGATCCGGTAGTTGGCGAAGAGCACCACGTCCGAGTGCTCCTGCAGCAGCGCGGACGCGCGAGCCTGCAGCTTGATCACGTAGCGGTCGTAGGGTTCGTGCTCGGGGCTGTCGAAGCGCTTGATGTCGGTGTGGGCGATCTGGACGACCGCCATGCCCTTCCGGTCGCGGAGCGCATTCAGCCTGTCGATGTACTCGCGCCAGATGGTCAGCGCCTCGGCATAGCCCTTGCCGAAGCCGGGGCTTTCGATCGACTGCCAGCCGTTGCGCCGACAGGCCTCGGCCCAGATCAGCGGCTCCAGCCAGTCCACGCTGTCGACGACCACCGTCGAATAGGCGTGGTCCTCGTCGAGGAGGGCGTCGAGCGCCTCGGCGACCTCGGCGTAGCTCGTCGCCAGCGGGAAGTGCGGCACCTGCAGCTTGCCGAGACCGTCCTCGGTGAGGACGAACACCGGCGCGTCGGCCGACGCGGCGAAGGTGGATTTGCCGATGCCGGCGACGCCGTGGATCAGCACGCGCGGCGGCCGCAGAGCCGTCGAGGTGCGCAGGGATGCGAGCGAGATGGCCATCAGCGCGCCTCCCCATCAAGTAGCAGCCGGAACTTGGGCTTGGCCGCCCGGACCGTGCGCGCGGGCTCGAACTCCTGACGGATGTCCCTGGGCCAAGCGGCGAACTTCCGCTCGGGCACGCTGAACGCGATGTCGACGTACTCGGTCGGATCGGCGCCGTCGGCCCGGATCCGCTCGACCAGACCGGCGAGCATCGCCTGGTCCCAGTCGACGCGCTTGGGCAGCTCCGCGACCACAGTGACCGGGCCGTCCTGCAGCCGGACAGTGCCGGTGTCCTTGCCCTCCGCGCGGCGCGCCTCCTGCGCCTCGTCGCCGTACTTCAGCGCGATGGCGCCATCGAGCCAGTCGCTGAGGGTCTTCGCGGCGCGCAGCCGCTCGTCGGCATCCTGCTTTAGGAGCGCCAGCTGGTCGCCCGCCTGCGCTGCGATCTCGCCGATCGGCATGGCGGGCAGGTCGTCGAGGGTGATGCGGTTGGGGATCGTCATGGCCGCCCCCTCACGCCAGCTTCACGGCGGGCTTGTCGGTCGTGCTCGAGCAGTGCCGGTTGGCCTCGTAGGCCTCGACGTCCTCGAGCCGGTACACGACCCGGCCGCCGATCTTGATGAAGGCGGGGCCCTCGCCCGTCCAACGCCAGCGCTCGAGCGTGCGCGGGCTGATCTTCCATCGAGCCGCCAGCTCGACCTGGTTGAGATGCGTGACTGACATCTTCGTCTCCTTCGCGTTCGGCCGAATGCCTGCGAAGGAGACTGGGGTGTGCGAGGGGAGGGGATCGGGAGGCAGAAGGGGAGTGTACGGGGAGGAATTGATTTCGTCAGAAAGAAACCCTATGTTTCTGACAGCCCATAGCCCTGAAGGACCACGCATATGACTGGCATTGCTGATCGAATCATGAAGCGCGTGCGCGCAAAGGGTCGTGGTCGCTGGGTATGCACTCCCAAGGATTTTCTTGACCTCGGCAGCCGTGCGGCGGTCGACCAGGCGCTGTCACGTCTGGCGAAGAGCGGTGATCTCCGCCGCGTCGGGCGCGGGCTCTACGACATGCCCCGCACGAGCGGCGTCCTGAAGCGGCCAGCGCCGGTGGACATGGACAAAGCGGTCGCTGCCCTCGCGCGGCGCGACAGCATCCGCATCATGCCTGACGGCATTGCCGCGGCGAACCAGCTGGGCCTGACGAACGCGGTCCCGGCGAAGACAAGCTATGTGACGGACGGGGCGACGCGGGACGTGAAGATCGGCAACCGGACCGTTCGCCTGCGGCATGCAGGTCCGAGCGTGATGGCGTGGGCCGGGAAATCCTCTGCGCCCGTGGCGCAGGCGCTGCGCTGGCTCGGACCGCAAGCGGCTTCGGATGTGCGCGTCGCGACCACACTCAAGCGCAAACTGCCGGATGCCGTGAAGAAGGATCTCGTCCGCAACAGCGGCAGACTGCCGAGCTGGGCCGCACCCATCGCGCATCGTCTGGTCGAGCCGCAGATCGCTGCGCGATGAGCGAAAGCTACGCGCGGTTTCTCGCGCTTTCGGATCAGGACAGGAAGGACGTGTTCGAGGCGACGGCAGACCGTCTCGACACGTTGCCCAGCTACGTCGAGAAGGACTTCTGGGTCTGCTTCGTCCTCAACGCGCTCTACAACCGTCTCCCGGACGGACATCCGAGGCTCCTGTTCAAGGGCGGCACCGCGCTGTCCAAGGCGTTCGGGCTTATCCGGCGCTTCTCGGAGGACATCGACCTTGTCGTCTATCGCGAGGGGCTGGGCTTCGGGGCCGATCGCGACCCGACGAACCCCGACGGCATCTCCGGAAAGAAGCGCAAGGCGCTGTTCGACGAACTGAGAGAGGCCTGCGGAAACTACATCCGCGGCGGTCTCGCTGCGGCTCTGGGGCCTCTTCTCGACGAGCGCTGCCAGATCGTTCCCGACGCGGAGGATGCGGATCGACAGACACTGCTGATCGAGTACCCCACGCTCTACCCGAGCGGCAATCTCCCCTACGTCTTGCCGCGCGTGAAGCTCGAAGCGGGCGCGCGCTCGGCGCTGGATCCGAATGTCATGGCAAGCGTGACCCCGTATATCGCGGGCGACCTCGCGGATGACTGGTCGTTCGAGGTCGGCAACATCCATGTCATCTCCCCGGCGCGGACCTACCTGGAGAAACTCCTCATTCTGCACGGTGCGTTCTGCGGCTATCGCGACGAAGGTCGGGTGCCTGCGGACAAGGACAGGATATCTCGCCACTATTACGACGTCGCGATGATCACTGGCACCGACATCGGCGGGGCGGCCTTGTCCGACGAGGCGCTGCTCACGGCGGTCCGTGAGCACAACCTCATCGCGTTCAAGCAGGCCTGGAAGAAGTTCGATGAAGCCGTTCCCGGATCGCTCTGCGTCGTGCCGCCTGACGAACTGCGCACGGTGATCGAGAAGGACTACGAGGCCATGCAGGGCATGATGCTCGGCGACGCACCGCCCTTCGACTGGATCATGGGTCAGCTTCAGATTGCCGAGGACACCATCAATCGGCGCGAGCCCGCTGTTCCTCCAAGAGCTCCCTGATGCGAAGCCTGCAGGACCCGCCCGTCGCCTCGATCAGGTCCCGCCAATCCTCGTGATCCTTGAAGATATCTCTCATCCGGCTCGACGACTTGAACTCCAAATCGGCGAACATCACCTCAGTGCTGACGCTTTCCACGCCATCTTCCCATGCATTGAAAAGGTACTCGACGATCTGGCGTCGCTTGTCGCCGCCGAACCTGAACTCCCTGTCGCCCACCCAGAAATGCCGGAACCCAGCCGCGTGGCGCACGGGATCGGCCGCTCGGGAGTCCGCGCCGGTCTTCAACTGCGCCGCGAGGAACGTGGGCTCGATGATGAGCCCCGCGCCGAAATCCACCAGGTCATCCAGCGCGATGATCTGGTGCCGAGACAGATCGGCTTGGGCGAGCCCGCAGGTCGGCGAGGTGGTCACCATGACCCTGAAATCCGCAGCTGGGCGGCCACCGAGAAAAGCGACGACCTGCCGCCAGACATCCCGATCCGTCAGTCTCCGCGCGAACCAGACCGGGACCCGACGTCCGCGCCTGGGCAATCTCGCATCGCCCAACTCCCACAGGACGCCGGCAATGCGTTCAGCTGGCCGGGCCTTGATGGGCAGATCAAGCCGGGACGTCAGGCGCTGAAGAAAGGCCGGAGCGTCGACACGGTAAACCTGGAGGCGCTTCTCTTCGACGCTCACCCATCCCGCTGCGGGACTGAAATATCCGTAGGCGCGGTTCTCGGGTGACCATTCCAAATTCACCGGTTCGTCGTCATGGTCGACCAGCGAGGTGGCGGCCGGAACGGGCGCATCCGGCACCAGGAGACCAGCGCCGATCAGAGGAGCGGCGCTGGCGGCATGATAGTCGCGCAGGACGGCGCCGGTGATCTGCGCCTCTCGCGTCTCGACGATGCGGGTGAAGAGCCGGGAAGCACGCTCATCAATCCTCGATGAGAACCGGGTCATCGACCAGAATCCCCCAGCGGCGCAGGTACTTCTCTCCGATCAGCTGCTCTACCTCCGTCTGATCCTTGAGGTTGCAGCCGTGCGGCATGGTGATCGTCAGCGGCAGCGCGCGGCCACGACGGGCGCCCGGCTTCGGTTGGAACTTGATCGCGAGCTTCGCCTGCGTTGCCACCCAGCCGCCGGTAAGCGGATTGCCGGGGCCAAGCCGAGCCTCCGCCATCGTCCAGATGTTGCGATCCGACTTGCTCAGGCATTCCAGCGTGACGCGCTCCCCGACGGCGTCGATCGGCATCAGCCTGAGCTGGCGCACCTCGACCCGCTGGATCCCGTCCTCGACGTCGGTCGGGAAGGAATGCGGCGCCAGCAGCACCGCGAGATCGTAGTGCCGCATCGGCACCTTCTCGTCCCTGAACTCCACGCCGAGCAGATCCCGCGCCAGAAACTGCGCCATCTCGGACCGGCTCTCGCGAGCGCTGGCGACGACCTCGATCACCCCGGACGTGGGCTCATAGGTCATGGCGGCCTCGAAGACCGGCCGATAGGCCCGGCGCACCAGTTCGCCGCCGTCGTCGAAGGCGAACTGATCGTCGGGCAAGCCCTCCCGGTAGACCGTGATCTGCACCAGCTCGCAGTCGTCGCCGTCGAAGGTGGGCCGCACGCGCTCGAAGATGTCGACGTGGACGTTCTTCGACGCGAACCTCTGGCGCAGCGCCGCCTTGAACGCGCTGAGCGCGTGCTCGTCGCGGCGAACGTTCAGGTTCGCGTCGCAGATGAAGCCGTCCCAGCTCCGCCCACGACGACGCTCATCGGTGAAGCGAACTTCCTCCGCATGGCGGAACCGGTCCCGGTCGTTGAGGAAGAGCCACAGCGCCCGGGCGTGGCCATTCTCGAGTTCGTCGAGAACTTCGCGATCGTCGATGACGCTGTAGAGCGCCGTCTGGCCAGCTTCGTCGGCCATCGCGCTAACGCGCTCGCCATCGTTGACGACGCGGCCCCGCGCTTCGTCGTCCATTTCGTCGACGGCCTGAAGCAAAGGCTTCACGACCGCCGGCTCGGGCGCGTCCCAGTCCACGGGCGTCGGCAACTCGATCCCGGTCGTCGTGAAATATTCCCGCAGCGACGCAAGCGGGGTGTTGCGGATGAAGTTCGTCACCGACGCCATCTCTCTACAGCTCCTCAGCCCTTGATGTCGCGGGGATCGTTGCCGTGCGAGTCCGACTGCGCGATCCGCCCATCACGGTTGTGGATCTTCAGCTCGGTCTCGGCATTGCGGCTGATTTCGCGGGCGCGCTGAACCGCCTCCTGCTTGGTGTCGAAGTGCCCGCTGGAACGCGATGCTCCGCCACGACGGACATCCCATCCACCGTCCGCGTTCGGCACGACGTGATGCGTGCCCGGTTTCTTGCCTTCAGCCATTCCGGCCTCCTTGTCTGGTTTCCGTATGAATCAAAGTTCGGACTAGCGAACCTGCGCGGAAGATAGGGATTGCGCGTATGGCGTGTCAAGGGCTAGATGTATTGCAAAAACGAACCACCGACGGAGAGGAGTTCACCGTGCCAACACCGCTGGGGGAGCGCGTTCGCGAGCTGCGACGAAAGCGCGGCCTCACCCTGGAAGGACTCGCTGAGCGGGTCGTATCCAGCAAGAGCTACATGTGGGAGATAGAGAACAAGGAGGTCGCGCGACCCTCGGCCGAAAAGCTGGCCCTGATCGCTACCGCGCTCGGCACCACCGTCGAGTTCCTGCTGGTTGGCGATGGAGAACAGGATGAGGAGAATGCTGAAGACGTTGCCTTCTTCCGAAAATACAAGAAACTCGACGCGCCAGTGAAAGAGCGCCTCCGCAAGATGCTGGATATCCTGGACGACGACTGATGACGAACGGAAAGCGCAAATCTCCGCAGAAGGAGGCCAATCGGCTCTCAAACCTACTTCGTCAGGTTCTCGGAGAGGACCGTTTTCCGGTCGACGTCGAAGCTCTCGCCCGCGAGGTGTCGCGAGACAACGAGGACCCGATCGGCAAGATCGTCGGCGGGGAACTACCGGGCTTCGAAGGGATGCTCCGACCGCATCGAAGGCGCCCGGAATGGCACATCGTTTACAACGACGACCCGCGCTATCGGGGCCGTGTTCGGTTCACCATCGCCCATGAATTCGGCCACTATCAGCTGCATCGGCCGCCCCTGTCCGGCCAGGACTATGCGAGCGGCACCCTCGAGCGCGATTGCGGCTTCCAATGTAAGCCGCTGCGACCGAGCGCGTGGCAAGATGCCGAAAGGCAGCGTGAGGAGGAGGCCGACACGTTCGCGTCCTTTCTTCTGATGCCGCTCGATGACTACCGCGCACAGGTGGACGGCGAGGAGATGACCGTCGAACTCCTGAATCACGTCACGGACCGCTACGGCGTCTCGCTCACGGCCGCCTGTCGGAAGTGGATCGACTTCACGGACAAACGGGCAGCCATGGTCGTCGCGCGCGACGGCTACGCGAAATGGGGTCGTGCGAGCAGGGCCGCCCTCAAGACCGGGATCTTCGTTCGGTCAGGGATGGCGATCCCTGACAACGCCCTTGCAGCCATCGGTGCCGACGAAAGAGGGTTCGTTTCCAGCAGTCCCGTTTCGCGGCCGGCTGGCGTCTGGAGCTTCAGTCGCGGATCCGAGCCGGTCCGCGAATTGGCGATGGTGTCCGAGCTCCTCGATATGTCTCTGACTATTCTGCTGTTCGACGATTCCGTCGACCTCACGGAGATCGAAGGGGAAGAGCCTTGGGACACCTACGACCAATTCAATGTGGGTAGATGAAAATGAGATGGTCGAAACGCTCGCACTTCGTCAGCATCGCTCCCGGCAGCGACCAACCCTCCAAGGGGGCTCATTTGAAGCATTTCATTGAAGCGTGGACACGGAAGTGACGATGACGAAGACAAATAAAGAGGACGTTCTCGCTGATATCGCGAGGAATTCGCTCACGTGCATTGAGAAAGTAGCTGCTGATGCAGAAATGGCGCGGACGTCGCACCGGAGGAGCGGTGCCGGTGCATTCGCAAGCATCAATACACTCAACAGCCCGCAGCAGGTGAGCCGTCTCGGGAAGGTCGCGGATGCTGAAATGGACGCTCTTGCTGCGCTGATCGAGCAGCCTGTCATCGCTCGCATACACTTCATCGACGAAAACGATGAAGAAGACACCATCTTCATCACTCGGGGCACTCCCCGTTCAATACCCGGCTTCAAGATTGCGAGCTATAGGGCGCCGCTGGGCCGCATCGCATCCCTGGCAGCTGGCGGTGAAGGCACATTTCGCTTCGGCAGCACGGAGCGAGACCTTCTGGTCGAAAGCTCTGCGCGCCTGAAGCCACAGCGCGAGCAAGGACAGTGGGACGCCAAGGACTCGGAGATCGACATACGGGGCCTCGGGCGCTTCACCGTTGGGTCGCTGCGAGAGCTGCTGGAACCGAGCGCCCACATCGAGGAGGGCGACCTCGAGGCGCTTTGGGACGACGAAACTGACGCGAACATTATAGAGGGCGTGCGCCGCGCGATCCTCACGCAAATGGGCCTGCGTGATCAGCCAATTCTTGATCGGCACCAGGATGAGATCTTTCGGATGCCCATCAATAGTCGCTGCTTCCTCTCCGGGCCACCGGGAACAGGTAAAACCACCACGCTCATCCGACGTCTTGGCCAGAAGACTGACCGGCAGGCCCTCGAAGAGTCGGGGGAAGAGACACGACTCATCCGACAAGTGGAGGAAGAAACAAGGAGGCCGCATGAGAGCAGCTGGATTTTGTTCTCTCCGACTGAACTCCTTAGGCAATATGTGAAAGAGGCGTTCAACAAGGAAGGTCTGGCCGCAAGTGACGGTCACATCCGGACTTGGGACGAGTTTCGCCGTGAGCTGGCGCGCGAGGAGCTTGGCTTGCTGCGAACGAGCGCGGGAACCGGTCCGTTCGTCGAACGACGTACGCAGGACTACCTCAAGCCTGAAGTGCTGGACGAGGCTCGATGGTATGATGAATTTCGTGAGTACGTCGACGCCTCAGTTGCGGACGAACTGCGTGCAGATGCAGATCTTTTGGCGAAGAGTGACGCACCAGATCTGAGCGCAATTGGGGAGCTGTTGGGAGAAACATTCAAGAGACCTAGGCGTGATTTCTATGCACACACGATGCGGAGCGTCGCCGGACTTATTCCCGATATCCGAGAGGCAATTTCCTCACGGACCGACGCAAGCAACCGCATTCTCACGCGAGCGCGCAACGCTCTCACTCATGCCGATCGCAACTTCCCCGACCTCCTTCGCCAAGAAATCTCACGGCAGCTCGCCGCAGATCCGCAAGACACGGACGAGGATGACGAACTCGAAGCCGCGCTGGAGGACGAAGATGAACAGGCCAGTGCGCCGCAAGCCGGTCGCCCGGTAAGCCGGCAGCAAGCCTTGGTTCGTTTTGAACGTGCCTTGAAGTCTTTGGCGAAGGCCCGGCGAGCGCGACGTCGCGTCTCGGAGAAATCTCAAGATGGCTTGCTTCTCGAGTGGCTGGGTCCGGACCGCATCCCAGCCGATACCGAGATTTCCGAGCTTGGGAAGCTGTTAGTCGAACAGTCACGACTGAGGAGGTTCGAGCGCCTTGAACGGCTTTTCCTCCGTGGGATCCCGACAAGATACAAGCGCTTCCGCAGCGAAATGGCGAAGGCAGGGCGTTGGTACGAGGCGACGCCCGCCAAGGCGTCGGATATCCACTGGCAAGAGCTCGACCTTGTGATCCTGGCAACGCTCCAGATCGCCAACGAGCTGTTGAGCAATTATCGGAGCCGAACCGGGCTGGAACTTCCAGCAGCAGGGCCACTCGCATCCATACGATACATTCAAAGGGCACAGGTTCTCGTCGATGAGGCAACCGACTTTTCGCGGGTACAGATCGCTTGCATGAACGAGCTTGCCCATCCATTGACCGGCTCCCTCTTTCTTTGCGGAGATATAAATCAACGACTGACGTCTTGGGGCCTCAAATCGAATGAAGCGCTGAACTGGATAGGCGAGAGAATCGAACGCAAATCCATTACAGTTTCATACCGCCAAAGCCGACGCCTTGTTGATCTTGCAAAGCAAATTGCCACCATCGGCGGCTCTCAGGCAGATGACATCATCCTGCCCGACCGCCTCGATGCCGAGGGATTGCCCCCAGTTTGGCATGCGAGCCTCGGCGACAACTCTGCCGTCGCAGAATGGCTAACCAAGCGCATTCACGAGATCGATCGAATGGTCCAGAAGGCCACGACGATTGCCGTTCTGGTGAATGAGGAAGAGCAGGTGGAACCTCTAGCTCTAGCACTCAATGATCGGCTGGAAGAGATCAACCTTTCTGCTGTCGCCTGTAAGGACGGAAAGGTTGTCGGCAACGATCGAGATGTACGAGTATTCAACATCCGGCACATCAAGGGCCTGGAGTTTGAAGCTGTCTTCTTTGTCGACCTCGACCAAACGGTATCCAGGCATCCTGATCTATTTTCAAAATACCTTTATGTGGGGGCAACGCGCGCTGCAACCTATCTGGGGGTAACCTTCAAAGGCCAAGTTCCAGAGCAGATCGAACCGCTCTCGCATCACTTCCGAGAGGATTGGTCGATTTGAAAAATCTATTCAGGGACAGAAAATATCACGCAAAGTTTGGTATGCGCGATGTGAGTACAGAGGGTGCATTCTCCAACCGAGAAAGTGAGCAATTTGTCAAAGTATAATCCCAATCATCACGTCGAACCCATTTATAACGCTGCCCAGATGACCTGCCCCTTTTTTCAGGGCCACTCGTAAGTCGAGCCTGTTCTCTTTCTGTTTGCCATCA